ACGGGTCTGCCGAAATCCGTGCTATCCAGCCCATCCAGCTTATCGCTATCGGCTGCTTTAGCCGATATTCCGAGATATGCCCCGTCTGCATAACCCTTTCTAACAGCTTGGTTAGTTGTCGGAGTTGCGGTTGGCAGGGTCGGCAGGGTGCTAAAGGTTTTTGCGCCGCCTATGGTTTGAGTGCCGGTTGTATTTACAAAACCCGTGCTGTCAATTCCGTCCAGCTTATCGCTATCGGCTGCTTTGCCAGTCGTGAGCAGATATTGCGGGTGGTCATTGTCTGCTAAGCCAGTTAAAGAGCCATGATCGTCATGTGGCACAACCGTTCCAAGTGTATGCCTTGCGGTTGTGTCGTGTCTGGTGTTATTAAGGTACTGGGTATGGTCGTCATCTCCTAAGCCAGTTAAAGCTCCGTGATCGGTTACGCCACCGCCGCCGACCGGGCGCTCCTTCACGCGTAGTCTTTCAACCTCTCGTTCCAGGCTGCGCATCCGCTCAAGTATCTTTTCTTCAAAATCGCTCATAGTTCACCATACAACCTTATGTCAATTTGCTCGCCGCCTTGTTGGTCTACCTTGACCCTGACAGCGTTAACATGGCAGTCCACGTGGTAGCCAAACGCCTCAACACTTAGTATATCACCAAATTGATAATGGATATTATATTGCATGCCCGGTGTATCATGTATCGTTCCGGTTAATACCTGCTTTGGCTTGAATTCCTCTAACGCTGCGTCACCGTCTGCCTCCAAAGCGGCGGTGGTTGCATCGTCACGGCTGTCTTTGAAATACTCTCGCCGATTCCACTTGCTTGCGCGCCAGCGGGGATAATTCCAGCGATAGATAAGTTCGCGCTCCCAGCCCTCACCCTGCCCGCCAACAGCGACAAAGTTTCGTTCATTGGAATGATATGTGCCAAATGTAGCCCGAGATAAGTTGCCATATTGCTTGCCTACCAAGCGCGGATCGCCTGAAGCGCGCCCGTGATCCTGTCCGCGCTGTCCGGTGTAAGTGCGAAATTCAAACACACCCGGAGCCGTTCTTATTACGTCAAAGCCAAGCCAAATACCATTCGCTTCCTGCGCGGTCTCACATATCTCTTGCAAAACAGTCAGCACGTTGCGGTAAGCAAAAGCCTTCGTTATGTTTGCACCAGCCGCGCTCAAATAAGGGGCGACACTCAATTTCTGTCTTTCTACAGCTGCTAAGTCCCCTAACTGTTCGCGGACAATGTGTTTGCACATATCGTCCGGTTTAGCAGTTTTTTTAGCTCCCGGTGTCTCAGCCTTATCCAGCACAACCGCTGTATCCAGCAGCCAGTTCGCGTCGGTTGCGGTTAGCCTGATATATTCAGCACCGTCATTGTCCGTCCAAAATTCCCAGTTTTGCAGAAAATAGGCGGTTTCGTTTTGAAGCTCCAGAACCCCGCCCTTCTCGCGCCACACCTCGAAAATATCGCCAACCTGAAACGCTTCATAAGCGTATAACTCCTTTGGAATATCAAGCACCAGCGCGCCGATAGCATTTTGTGTCTTGATATACTCCAAGTTTTCGAACGCCTGAATGACGCCCTTTCTGACGCCTTCGTGCGTGTACCAAACCGCTTCGTATCTCATAGCAGCGCCCCGTCAAGCCCCCAAAACTTCGGCGTCCAAACGATAGAGGCTGTTGTTGCCGATGTAGTGTTATCCATAAATAGCGAAATGTAATTGGCGCCCGGACTAACGTAGAAGTCGCCGTAATCAGAACCCGGTATCACATAGCGCATAAGGTTGCCACGTCCAGCCCAACCGCTTCTAAAGCTCAAGTTTAGCGGGTCAAAGTTCAAGCTTATCCATTCGCCGGCTTGCAAGGTCAGCCCGTCAAACATAACGGACTTACCGGTGCGATAATTTGTAATTGACTTCAACGTACCCGGTCCAGTTACGCTAATGACTGGATAAGTGTTCGCGCTTGCGCTTGTTACGTTCAGGTTCAACGCGACTAAGCCAGTTTTAGCGTTTTCGTCTGGGTTTTCTACTGAGGTTGAGAACCTCCCGCCGATGTAGAGCGAGCCGTCTGAAGCGGGCAGGATAAAATAAGTCGCTTCAGTTCCGGGCAAGTTAATGTCCAGCGGCTGCCACGCCCCGTTAAACCAGACTGCAACGCGGTCTGTTAAGGTTAGCCCGCCTGCGGTTGTGAAATAGCCAGACACATACACTTTGCCAGAATTGACAATGATGTCCCAAACTGCCGAATTCGTGCCTGTTCCTAACGCTTCCCAAGATGCCCCATTCCATTTAGCAATATAGTCGGCGCCCGCAACCCCACCAGCGTTTGTAAAATTACCCCCAGCATAAAGGTAACCGGTTTCACCAAAGGCGAGGCTATAAACCTCCTGATTTATATACCCGGCTGTACCAACTGCCGAAAACGCCGTGCCGTTCCATTTACATAGATAAGGATAACCGGCATTCACGAAATAGCCACCGATGTACAATTCGCCGTTGGGCGCAAAAGCGAGCGCTTGTACATCGCCATTTAATCCCGCAGAAAGCGGAGCCCATGCCGTTCCGTTCCAGTTAGCAATATGTGCGGTACCAGAAACCCCTCCCGCCAGAGTAAAAACGCCGCCGGCATAGACGTCTCCATTGGGAGCAATGGTAACCGCATAACAAGCTCCATTCAATCCAGTTCCTAAAGCATTCACAGTAGGTACGCCGTTTAGGTCGGTTATTTTTACAATCCTATCTCCATCCGCACTTCCCAAGTCATTAAAATTTCCCCCAACGTACAAATCGCCATTTGCATCGAATGCCAAACATCTGACAATAGAATTTATCCCCGCCACAACCGCTTCCCACGCTTCCGTTACTGGATTCCACCTTGCCAGATAATCCGCACCTGGTACACCACCAGCGTCTGTAAAATTGCCCCCAACATAAATCTTGCCGTCCAGCCCTTCAGCCATGCAATAAACAGTGCCACTCAGCCCTGTAATCAAACTCTCATACGCAGTGCCGTTCCACTTGCACCAGTTGCCGTCCTTATCGCGCTTGACGATATACTCGGCGGGAAATTCAGCGTACAAGTCAAGCTCCTTGCCCTCGTTATACGCGCCCTAAAATTCAAAATGACTTTCTGGAATGTCGGGACGTCTGGAATATCCACCATTGTGTTTGAAGTCGGCACACAAACAATATCTATGGGTTCGGTTACTTCATTCCCGTTTTCGTCAAAGCCCTGATAACGGATAATGCGCTGCTCATGCCCGCGCTGTGAACCCGGCATATTTATGCCGAATTGCTCTGTAACTGGCAGGTTGCTCAACAAGTCGGGGCGTAATGCGTCGAGGAGCGCCTGCCTTTTCTGCATAATATCGCCTAAGTCGGTTCCCCTGATCCCTATCACGATGCTGAAATTCCTGCTCTTTCGCGTGTGGGTCTGGTACATATCCCCGCCGGAAGTCATTTTTGTTAGAATCTGGTTCCAATCGCCGTGCCCCAGCCCGACGGTACTCTCGATATAGCCATAGTCCTCAAGATCAACCAACTCCCCGCCCAAGCCGGTATTGTCCGATCTTGCGGACGGAGAGTTGCGGATCGCACCAGTCCAATGGCAGCCGGCGCTGTATCCGTCAAAAAAGGTTGTAGCTTTTGTGCCTTCTTCGAACTGCGCACCGTCTACATAATAAGGTTCAGTTGAATCCACCGGGTCACGAAACACATATACTCGATAATCTGAAGCGTTGACCGGCGCGGTATAGGTGACCTCAACTCTTTGCCAATTGCCCGTAGCTACAAAATTTTTAATGGCTTTAGTGGTGGCCAATTGTGCAATTGCAATTCGCATCGCCTGCCCGCTCACGCCCTTGACGTAACAGCTAAACGTGTAAGCCAATCCAACTTTGACTGTTAGGTTCGAATAATGAGCGCCGCTGAACGTATTGGAAGTGGTATTAACTTTCATGGAATAAACGCCCCAGCGCGCCCCGTCACCCGATGCCCCAATGGTCACACCATCTCCTAAATTAACCCACCCAGCCGTAAACTCGGGATGTGCAAAGGTGGGATTCTTTATCTGGTTTATCGCCGCCTTCGGTTTCACGACCCAGAATCTCGACTTAGTTAGTTTTCCTGCCATTAGTTCCATGCCTCCATAAGTTCAAACGCAGTCCGAACGTCTGCCGGATTGCTCGTTGTCGGCATAGTCAGGCTGTAATAATAATTATTAATGACTGGCTCTCGCTGGTTCGACCCCCGCGCCGTCGGCTTGTCTGAGGTGAATGCCTCCCGCAGCAACTGAGCCACTTCCGCTTGATTCATCACCCTGCCATATTTTTCGGGGATAAACAGTTCGCCCTCACGCCCCTGCTCCTGCCACATATATTCCTGTCCCGGGTAAACAGCACCACCGAGTGCCATTGGAATCCGATTCTGTGCAATATAGTTCACAGGCACATTCACCGATCCTGGCTGCCGCGGAGTAAAACCGGGATCGCTATACGTTACGGTCACAGGGACTTCTTTCGCTTCGGGGTCTGGCAAGTTCGCCATTTCAATCAAATATGGCATAATATCCGCTAAAATCTCACCAACTTTCGGGTCGAGTTCAGCTAAGTCGGCTGCAGTCAGCCCGTCCATGTATTCAGAGGTGTCGGCTAAAACTTTCCCAGTTTTATTATCAATTAGCAGACTCCCAACGAGTCTTACGCCTTCCTCATATCCTTCAACGTTTGCCAGAATCTCGCCAACTTTTTGTTCCAGCTCCAGCTTGTTCGCATAATTGATAGCGGCGGCGTAGTCGGCTTTCATCTTTTCGGCGGCTTCGGCGCTAATGAGCCCCGCGTCCACCATGTATTGCGTCAAAGAGTCGATTTCGCTTTGGGTATAGCCGTCCACGCCCATCGACGCCTGCATCATGGAAAGCGTCATCTCTTTCGCCATTTTATCCATCGCAGCAGCAGCGTCTTCAGACGATCCCTCTAACGCCGCAATAGCAGCCTGAACATCTTCGGCGCTCATTTTCACGCCGTCCAATTCACCGCCGGTTTCAGCGAACGGGCGCAATTGTTCAATTTTTGCCTCATTATCGGCGATTAACGTTAGAGCGTCATCATAGCCATACGCCATGCTCTGCATTGATTTGAAGTCGAGCGTCAGTGCATCATAGCCGGCGCTCACATTCTGAACCACAGCGACTGACTCGGCGCTTACAAGGTTCAAATCCTGTTGCGCCTGGACCATGTCTGCGATTGCCTGTTCAGCCGCCGACGCGGCATCCGCGCTATCATAGTTGGCATCCGCCCAATTCTGCGTGCCTTGCGTTGCAGTTTCAATTTCTGCAGAGTATTTTTCAACAATTGCGGTGTAATCTTCATTTGACAGATTGCCCCAAGCGTTCCGTAAGCTGTTCACCTCTTCATAGAATCCCGCCGTATTCACCCCAGCCAGGTCCAGCTGTTCGGCTAAATCTTTAATCCCCCCCTCCTGTACTCCTATCTCCGCGATTCTACCGAATGCTCCAGCCAGCCCGTCCACCGCAGGGACAACTTGAGCGGAAAAGTTTTGTTTCATGTTGGCGCCCATCTGTTCGAAAGCCGCCCCGAGTTTCATGAAACTTCCGGCACTCGTTTCAGAAATTCCCCCGACCCTATCTATCTGTTCTTCAGCCTGCTGTAAAAACGCCTCGGTGAACGCGTCTTGAGTGCTAAGCCCCGTAGCCTTTAATCCCTCCAGCCGTTCATCGAATCCGGCAACGCTAACTCCCAGCGTATCGAACCGCTTAGTCGTCTGGTTTGTCAGTGTCAGGGTGAGCTGGTCCATGTTCATTCCGAGTTGCCCCGCAACGCTCGTTAACCGCACCGTTTCATCATGGGTTTTAGCCAGACCCAAGCTCATCATGTCGGTCGCAGATTCCATTAGCTTAGCGTCCGACACAGTCCCGCCGGTAGCATTTCGCAAGTCATTCATCAGGGCAAAAGAGGACGTCCCGATAGACTCGGTCAAATTATCGAACTTTGAGGCGACATAGTCCAGTTGCGCCCCCTCATTCGCAAAGTTGTACACCGCTTTCCCAGCCTTAATCGCAGTGTTGGCAATTTGCATTGCTTGGTTTATGCCAGTCGCCATCTGCTGCCAGGAAACTTTGGCGCTTTGTGTAGCACTCGCCTGATCAGTGGCAGACTGTTTTGTGTTAGAGGCGAGAGTCGCTTGCGCCCCGTCAACCTGTTTGAGGGCGCTCAAAACTTCGTTGACACCCTCCGCCTCAACTGCTACGATAATTTCAGTTAGCTTTGCCATTTAGTTTCCTTGCGTTCTCAGCTCTAACTCGCCGCTCGATAGATAGCACATCCCGATACCCATCTATCACCCATGCCGGCTGTTTTATCAACTCCCAAACGGGTATCTGCAATTCCATCGCGAGTCTGAACAGCCCCCATATCTGCAGATCTGTGTCGTTCGGGACTTCGTATACGTCGGGCGCGCACAGCCACGCCTCTAAGCTTTTTTTGATTCAGCCGAGAACAGCGCCCGGTCTCTCGTAATCGCCTCAATAATTGAGTTGAGTAGATAGACCGGGATGTTGTTCTTCTTCATCGCCTCTTCGGTAACCGGGATCACATGGTCGTCATCGTCCTGCAAGTCCCATTTCGCCACCAGCTTTTCTATCTGGTAGACGATCCGGTCACTTGCGCTAAGCGATGTTAACTCGTCAATGAACCCAAGCGTTACCACCTGCGGTCTATATTCCAAGTTGATCTCATAATCACCGCTGGAAGTCCTGTATATTACTTTCAGCTCCTTCGTCTCCTTAGCCAAATCTCGTAATTTCATCTACACTCCTTACAGCGCACTTACGTTCGTGATAACCTCGATATTAACTGACTTGCCCCAAGTGGCGTCGTGGATCGGAAGCAGACCAAACTCAACGGTGTATACGTTATCGAGATCGGTTGGATCGTTAACATTGTCAATTTGTGCCGGGAAGTCGATCGTGAGCTTGTGCTTATAAGCGCCTTCAATTGTGTCACCCGTCGCCTCAATCCTGAACCACTTAGTTGTGGCATTACGGAGAGCGGTGATCAAGCCCATACCCGCAGCGTCGGTTGCAACGACAATCCTTCCGCTCGCGCTTGGTTCGCCCTCAACCGCTTCCGGGTTTTGTCCAATTGCCCATGCCAACCCGAATTTGTCTGTCAGCGAATACTCCATCGAGAAGCTGTTGGTTAGCGCGGTTGCCCCCGCTAAAGCGGCTTGCGTGTCCGCCATGCGAAACTTGACGTGAGTTGGTAGGATCGGGACGGGGCTAAGCGCGGTAGGCGAGGCGGTGAGAGTTTTGCCAGTTTCGAAAGCCATCCCGACACCGTTTCCATTAACACTTATGTCGTTTCGCGAGAATCTAAAAGTCAGTCCGCTAATTTTTGCGCCGACTACGCGCCATGCATTAGTGGCATCGCCTTGTTCAATTGTGAAAGTTTTACCGACATCAGAGGCAGACGTATTCGACACGAACGTCCATTTGTAGGCAGCGGTTGTCTCTTGCTGCGCGGGCGCGGCATAATGCAAAAGCGAGCTCAACAGATAGACGATCTCGTTATAAGTCGGCGCTCCCTCAATGTTCAAGCCCGCCCATTCTTTGTTGAGCGTGGAAAAGCTGGCATACTTATTCCCCATTGCCCTGAATGGCTTCGTTTCTACCTTCGGCACGGGGGTGATACTCGTAGACAGCAATTTCTTGTTGGCAGCTACTGCCTCTCCCGCAGTAGACTCAACCCCAATTTGTATTCCTTGAAAAACAGTTGCTGGTAATCCCATGTTTTTTTTCCTTTATTCTGTGTTTATCCTAAATTCGGTTAGCAGAGTCTTATATGTTTCGCCGGCGTCGTTTTCGCTTAGCGAAATATAAAACTCCAACGTGCTGCTGAATATTCCTGCAGCACTCTTTTTGTGCAATAAGGTTACGATCTGAGATGCGACAGGTTCAATGTTGCTATACAAGTTTCCCTTATCGACCGCCTTGACCTGCCATCTCTCGTTGAACATTAGCCGATCGTAAAATGCGTTATAAACGGGCGTTTTCGAGACCTGCTGATACACCACAAACGGGAATGCCGTTCCTTCCGGAGCGACGTCCCGATAGATACGCGCGCCCACCTTCGCGGATATAGCCGCGTCGTTTGTTAGCGTGTTAAAAATCCAGGTTGCGGCATCCATTGTTATCCCATCAGCGACTTGACGGCTGCGTCTATCGCCTGTGTGAATTTAGGCTCATGCATATCGGCTGCACGGCGCATGTACGGCTGTGCCGCCATTTTGTACGTGCCATACTCTACATACGCGGCGTACTCGGCAACCGTCTGAACCTCCGCTCTCAAACCTTGATTGTCCGTCCAGATCGTACCAGCCAGATAGCCGGTATCAACGGGCGCGAGCTCCTTAGCGGTTGCCTCAATATCGAACGCGGTTTTTTCAACCACCTGTTCCATCAAACCTGGGAATGCCCCTACGATCATAGGAATGCGGTTGTCGGTAATTTTAGTCGTAACTTTCACGTTCATGATTGCGTCACCAAAACGCGCAAGGCAGTAATGTGTGATCGCCCTTTGTTGGTCCAATGTACGTGATAGTTTACACCGTTAATTTGAATCTGGTCATTGTCTTCAAGCTCCGTATCAGCAGGAAGCGTGATAACCCAAGACTTTCCGCTCACAATTGTTGCCGCGAGGTTCTTTTCCTGCTCGCCTTTAGGTTCGCCCAAGCGGGCGTTCACCGTGTTTATGGTTTGCCAGCTTTCGCTCCAACCGCTTGCCGTGTTTGAAACCGTCAGGCGTTGAATATAAGCTGTTTCTGGCAGGTTAAGTTCCTGCGTTCTCTTCAGCTTTTCGATATTGTCGTCAGTTAGCAGTGTGGTCATTTCGCACCAATCCTATTACCGCCGCCCCGCCATATGAGCGAGACTTTTTGGCATATATGCTCGCTAAGTTCAGCTTCCCATTCACTTCACCTGCGAATTCGAAGCTCGAACCATCCGCGCTAAATTTAGTAATATCCCGCTCAATTCTGCCAGCCCAAAGGGTTAGCAGGTTAGCGGAAACCGCATAAACATCGTAGCAGAAACCTGTTATCGCCGCTTCATTTCTCGCTTCGCTAAGGGTGAACAATCCTGCTATATAGTCGGCTTGTTCGGGCACAATGGTCACACCGGCGGAGTCACTAATAACAGTGTCCTTATCCCAGTATTTCACAGGGGAGCGCCATTTGTAAACAGCTCCATCTGGGTCTGGCAATGGAATCAATTTGAGACGGGAGTAATATTGCTTCTCAATATCAAGCTCACTCTGGATCGCTTCATCCGCAAATTGTTCATCCGGTCCA